CCTGAATCTGTAAACGTTTAGGACCGTGTTGTAGGTAATCTGCAATAGCATATTGTGCTCTGGTCGGTTCGGGTAGATCTAGCTGCGACCACAGGGCTTGTAGAAATACTTTAAAATCGCCCTGTAGGGCTTCTAGTACGTTACTCATAATTCTTGTTTAGGTGGAGCAAAAAATTCAGTAAAACCAAGTTCAGGAAGTGTTACCCCACCGATATTGATTTTACCGCCACGTTGTCTAGCTTCTTCAGCAGCTTTAAAGGGGTCTTGTACTTTAGCAAACCCTTCTTTAATTGCAGGTGTTTCGGCTAGTTCATCACTAGCTGTAAACAACTCATACGCCTGTTGAGCCCGCTCTAAAGGCTTGCTAAGCAGCCGTACAGCTCCCATTGCGTTATCAAGTATCAAATTAGCTCTTTCAGGCAAACGCGGTCCTTGTAAACGCACTTGGTCTGCTTTGTTTTCTGCTAACATCAAGGCATCCCGAACTGTTTGATCAGGAACACCACGATCACCTTCAGCTCTGTTTTGTACTGACGGTAACGGACGCATGTTCTGCGAAACGTTTAGACCGCCGCTGTTCAACGACCAAATGTGATCAACATCTTCTGTGTCATTAGCGTTAGCGTAGATTTCTTCAATTCTTTGCTTTTCAGCTAAGTACAGGTCTTTGCCTTTACCAGGAAATGCTTTTTCAAAGTCTTGTTCGGTTAGACTGAGTTTTAATCGGCGAGCACGGTCTCTAGCATTTCTAGCCAGTTTTTTATTTGTTTGAATTAAACCAAACCGGCCTTTACCTTTGTTATCCCACCGCCAAATAGTCCCGTCTTCATCAAGATATTGCGGTTGTTGTATCTTTTGTTCCCGTGCAAATTCAAAAAGAGTGAACGCTTCGCGCCGTTCCTCTTTAGTTTTAGGGTAAACAAAGTAAGAACGTTTGTCTTTTTGTGGCATGTGAAAAACCGCCCCTTGCGGAGCGGCATATACTACTATTACTTAATACGCCGTCCCCGACGATTAACACGGCCTTTTGCAGCTGCTTTTTGTTTTTGTTCCCATGCAATACGATCTTTGTTATACCGCTGGAAACCGGCGGCACCATCATACATAGGATGACGTGGGTTAGGTGAGCCGTTTGAAAGGGTTTTACTTACCCGATCAGGGTTAGCGTTAGGGTTTGGTTTAGTCGGTTTAGTTGGCTCGGGTTTGGGCTTGGGCTTAGATGCTGCAGGTTGAGCAGGCTTGGGCTTAGGCTTAGGCTTAGACGCTGCAGGCTGAGCAGGTTGCGGCTTAGGCTTAGGTTTGGTGGGTGTACCCATACCACCGCCTTCACTTTGAGCGCGAGCCCTTTCATTTGCTGGAGCAGCTTTACGAACTGCTTCTGCTTCTTTATCTTTACGTGCTTGTTCTGCAGCAGCCTTACGCCGTGCAGCAGCTTCCATACGTGCTTTACGTGCTCTTTCTTGAGTCCTTTCGCGGAGACTCATACCCAACATAGGGTCGCGTTTTTTACTTGCCATTATTTAATGTGAGATAAAATTAAATCTTCTCTTGGCGTAATGCCGAATGTCTGCCTCATCCATGCCAGCCAGTTGCTGGTACCTTTATTTTGATTACATTTCCTGCAGGATGGAACCAAATTTCTCGTTGTCGTTTCTCCTCCATAAAAACGAGGTATAACGTGATCAAGAGTAAGCTCATGTAGTTCATAATGTTCTCCACAATAGACACATTGACAGTTGAAGTGTTCCTTGATGGCTTGACGCCACATTCGTTTCGCTTCAGGGCTGGTCATGGTTATTAGATTTTGCAGGTAATGTTCAGGACTTGGCAGAAGCGGGGTCATGCGTATTTGGTACCAGTTCTGGGACGACGACGGTTTGCACTTTTAGACTCTGTTTTACCAGAGTTAGGTCCAGTGTGAGAAGCGTCTTTGCCATCACCATTTCCATAAGTACCAAGTTCACGATTTAGTTTGTTTGCAGCAGTTCGTATTTGTAAACCTTTTTTGGTTTTGTTATACTTACCTTGCTGAATGTTCCGCTGCCTTCTGGCATCTGGGTTTTGTTTATAGTAATCAGAAGTGCTTCGAACCATACAACCTCTTCTGTACCATTTCAGGGTCAATTTTTGGCATAACAGTTGCCAATTTATCTAGCGGATTGCCGTCATATGCAACACCACTGATGTCGTTTTTGGCTAACCAGTCACAAGCTGCTTTGAGATCTTGTGTCGTGGCTTCACCAGATTTAATTCGTGCGAGGAATTCAGATGTGACGAGGTTGTGAAGCTCGTTAAATTGATCCTCAGTTGCTTTTTTCTTCATTTGTCAAAGACACAATAGGTACGATGTCGTGACACAGTACCTCTACACGTGAACCGGGTCTAAATGTAAACCCAGCTTTCATAATCTCCGTACACTT